TCGCAGAGCCAGTATAACTCATTGTAAAAAACACGATGTAGCTGTAGACATAGGTGCCAATGTGGGCCTATGGACGCGAGACCTTTGCCAATTTTTTCAACAGGTACATGCGATTGAACCAGTGGCTGATTTTAGAGCATGCTTGATGAAAAATGTTCCAGCTACAAATTTAAAAATTTATGATTGTGCCCTGGGTTCAGAGAATAGCATGATTGATATGATCATCACTGCTGACAACACTGGGCACAGTCACGTGGATCCTGCCAGTTTTGGTCAAGGTAAAATACAAATGAAAACCCTAGACAGCATGGGATTGCCACCAACTGACTATGTTAAAATAGACTGTGAAGGCTACGAGTATAATATTCTAGTAGGTGGTGAAAATTATATTAAATCCTGCAAACCTATCATAGTAGTTGAACAAAAGTTTCACAAAGATACCGGCATAACTGACAACGGCGAAGCTGTTGATTTACTTAAAAGTTGGGGAGCTAAATTACTACAACAAAAGAAACACGATTTGATCATGGGTTGGTAACGTGCATCTATTGTTGAACCGCGAAGAAGTTGTAATTGGCTTGGCCAAAAGAATACTAGCTCAGCATTTAAAAAAAATCAAACCAGATTGGGATAATACTACCGCGTATTTAGAAAAAATTAGTAAACGTATGGAAAAGTCTGGGCTGATCGAAATTGATTTTGCTACGCTTAACGGTTACATAAAACAAGATGTACAAGAATACAAAGATTCTGTGGTTGTTGAATACAAAAAGAAATATCAGCCGCTGATTCGTTGGCTGGGAGAAAATTTTAAAAATCTCAATGTTGACCGTGACTATTTGTTGAATAGTTATATCAATAGCAGTACTAAAAACTTTGTCAAAACCGTAGGGCAACAATTAACTGATAATCCAGTATGGGCACTGCCTGATGATCCAATACCAGACGATCAAACTGTGGTGTTAAGAAATGTCATCAACAATGAATTAGTTTTAAAAGATCGTTTAAGTCATTGTTTGCCCTTTTGGTTTATTGATACTGGTTATACTAATTTTGTAACAGGTAAAAAACTGTGGCATCGCCTGGTACACAATCACATACATCATGCACCGAGTATGGGATACTTTCCTGCGGACCGTTTACACTTGTTACCTAGTATGCCTGCACCTTGGCAAGATGAGGGACACTCAATATTGGTTGTTGAAAACAGCGAATATCACTATCAAATGTTTGGGACGACATTGTCTGCCTGGCGTGAACAAGTAAAAACAGAACTAGCAAAACACACCGATCGTGCCGTAACGTTTAGACCTAAAGAACTCAATCGCAAAACACGTGATAACCTGTATGATATATTACAAAACTCCAACTACTACTGTGTAATCACTGATGCTAGTGCAGCGGCTATTGAAGCTGTGTGGGCTGGCACGCCTATTATTACACTGGGTCAACATATTTCTACACCGGTGGCTCGTACCCGACTATCGGACATTGACAATTTGTATCGTGGCCCCATAGGAGATTGGTTATGTGCGTTAAGTTATAGTCAATTTACAGAAAAAGAAATGTACAACGGTACCGCATTAAGGTTAATAAAAAAATATCATGTATGATGTAGTAGTTTATCTTTCCAGTTTGCCCAGGATAGCTGATCGCAATCGCAAGGTTGAGGTTTTACGAGCTTTTGCTGAAGGTGCACAAGCACAGGGTGCCCGAGTGTTAATTCAGTCAGACCCTCAAGTGGTAGACTGCCGTTTGGCTGTAATACTAGGTTGGGTTGGAACCACAATTCGCGGGCCGCATATTCAACTTAGAAATAATGTAATTAATCATCAACACCGTACCGGACATCATGTCATGCCCATTGACGCCAGTTGTTTTAAATTTGTAGACACTGACAGCTATTTCCTACGTTATAGTCTTGACGGGGTATTTTATAACACCAACAATTATGCCAATGCCAACAGCAACAATGATAAATGGCAACAAATTCAACACCAACTCAATTTGAATTTAATGCCCTGGCGAACACACGGCGATCATGTATTGGTATGCTTACAGCGTGATGGTGGATGGAGTATGAAGGGCACTGATATGATAGAATGGACTAGGCAGACTGTACATCGTTTGCGATCATTAACTGCTCGTCCTATTGTGATTCGACCGCATCCTAAACATAAAATAAATTTGTCTGAATTAACTAGTTTGCCCGGAGTAAGAGAAAGTGCAGTTGGTAGTACATTACAACAAGACCTGGTCAATGCGTGGGCCGCAGTATTCTGTAACAGTTCAAGTAGTGTGGCAGCTGTGTTGGCCGGCATACCTGTGTTTGCCGATGATGATGATTGCGTAGCATGGGCAGTGGCCAATAAGGATCTAGCACATGTTGAATCGCCTGTTATGCCAGATCGAACTCAGTGGTTAAATGATCTTAGTTCTGCACACTGGACTGATGCGGAAAGTCGCAGTGGTGCAATATATCAACATTTTTTACCGTTCATTTAAAATACGCCAAGCAGTACCGTCACTCATTTCAGTAAAAGTAAACTGACTATAACTCAGATGTCGCAACCAAGCTTCGCGTTCATCTTCAGTAGGAACTTTGGGTATTTCAATTTCGCTCAGTGATTGTGAACAAAGAACTCCAGCAGCATTAGGACCTAGTGTGACGGCGGGCTTGCCTAGCATAACAGCTTCGCAGGCTGCAACACTGTTATAAGTTACTAGACAATGTACATCATCAGCTAGAGCTTCTTCCATGGTATTTTCTCGCATGCGATCATCTCTGGTACGTTTAAGTCTAATTTCTATAGGACGGTCTGTGTGTTTCTTAATCTCAGCAATAGTTTCGTCAATCCACTGTTGTTGGTCAATGTCCCAAAGACTAAAACTTTTTTCACTTGGCGGTGCTACTAATATTTTTCTGCCTGGTGTGAATTTTTTTATGGTAAAATACAATTGATCTAATCTATCTCTAGGACGTTCAATAATGGGTCGGATATCATGCACATGATCTTTGATTATTCTAAAATGTATTTTGCGACCAACATTGCCTATATACCCATTGTCTATGTAATAAAACGTTCGGCCTGTTTGCCAGCAAAGATTAACTGCCGCAGTAAATTTCATACCGCGAATTACGTACGGATGTTCTATAGGAGTCAGTGCGGCTTCTTGACTGCTAACCAATGCACCGTTGCATCCTTTGGCAAATCTATCAACAAATGCAGCCTGGCGAGCTTTGATTTCACTATCGTGTATTTTTCTGTTGATGCAAAGAGGCTGACCAGGTTCAAAATCTCTTTTTGGAATGTCTGGCATCATTGTTAGTCCAAACGTTGTTGGCAATATTCAGTAAACATACGTTCCATATGCCACTCGTTGCCCTGCGGAGTATCAGCAAACTCATGAAAGCAAGGTGTTCCTAATGTGTAATGTAATAGCTTGGCGTCTGGATTAGGGCCATATTCGTCTGGAAGCCAATTCCATTCTTTGGGCAGTTCGCCAATGCGGTCGTCTGATAACCAACTAAACCTGTGTAAATATGCTCCGGTTGAATTTTGCACAAATTCAGGAGTTAGTCGTCTATTAGGGTGATTACCGCAATTCCACAGTATCACACTTGACCAATTCTTTCTTGGATAATCTTCATTTTTAGCACCAAGATACTTTTCAGTCATTCGAGTTTTGTAATCGTGTTTGACTACCATGACATCTTTGTCGCCTTCGCGTAGTTCCCACAACTTTACTACGTCATCTCGAACAATCATATCGCCATCGATGAATATTGCCCAACCTGTGTAGCTCATCAAGTGTGGTACCAGGAATCTAGTATAGATAAAATGATTGGATCCATCGGTGTGGGTTTCTTTGTAGTCTTGAAACAAGTTCAGTGCAATGGGCATGATGGCCACAGGTTGACTGGCATGTCTAATGATACTATTCACACAGGTATGAAAAGCAATGGCTTCTCTAGGGTCGTACCCAATAAAAATTGGAATTGGGGTCATTGACGTTCTATGTCCTCTTCTACACAGTTGGGACCATACTGTATTTCTACAATACGACATGGTTGATCAAATGGATTGTACAATCTATGCCATTCGTTTGTGGGAATATGATAACTGTCGTGAGTGTCTAACGATGTTTGTCTTTGGCCTTCACCTTCTACTACACACCGGCCTTCTGACACTTGCCAATATTCTGCACGACTACTGTGTCGTTGCATACTGAGTGTTTGTCCAGGATTGACTGTAAGTTCTTTGACTTTTGTTCCAGGTACTTCGTGTAACACACGATAGTAGCCCCAAGGACGTTCTGTCTTGGGTGCTTTCCATTCTTGTAGGATCCAACTGCTACTATTTGCTTTATTGGTTCCGCCTACACCAAAAAGAAATGTTGTATTGGTATCTGCCACATCCATCTCTGGAATATTGTCAGCGGTTCTGTCACCGCCATTGGCAAATATTAGTTCGGCATCTGGATAGTGAGCCCGTGCCTGCTGAATAAAATGCCTGGCCGATCCATCTTCGTCGTCAAATGTGTAAACTTCATCTACGCAGGCAAGATTGTTTATGATGCACAATCTTTCGTTCCAGGGCATGAATGCACGACCTTTTTTGCGTTCTAGCCATTCGTCACTGTTGATTCCTACAATCAGCATGTCGCCTAGATTTTTAGCTGCTTTTAAATAGGCAATGTGTCCAGAGTGTACAGGGTCAAATCCACCGGTAGCTAAAACAATCTTTTTCATGCAGATATTTATGTGCGTATATTATCCCGGAGTTCTAAAATTAGCCGGCTGCTACTGTTCCAAGAGCTAAATTTATCTTGCCACCACTCAGCAGATTTTAACAGTGCGTAAGGTTTAAGCAACAGACTTTTGGGTTTGGGCTGGGCTAACTGTACGCCAACAATACAGAATTTTGTAGTTACTTGTTCTAGTCGTTGTTTTATTACTGCCAGTTCATCCTCATCAACAAAATGCAGTACATCCAAGCATATTGAGCAATCAAATGTTTGATGCCAGTCTGGTTCAGTTGCCATCGGCTCATAGGCCGGATCAAATTGATAAATGTTTGCTAGTTCTAGCCCAAGTTGTTCATGAAGTTTAAATTGTGTGTATTGAATACCTTTGCCACACCCGTAATCCAACATGGTTTGACACCGATACTTGTTGATATTTTCTTTGAGCAAGTCAGCGTACTGCATGGTGCCTTCGCCTTGCCATTTGGGTAAAGTACTATGTACTAATTTACTTTTTTCAAGTTGAGTTGAGCCGTTCATTACTGAATATTTGATATTGTTCTACTAGATCTGCTGGCACAGTTGTATCAAATTCTGCTCGATTAAACTGACTCCAACAAATATGTTCCCACCAGGCTGTACGGTCTGGTAATTTATTTATAGCCAAATTCTCAATGCCGCCCATGAGCAAGGTAGTCATGCTGGCATCTGTGGTATAAGCGGGTACTCCCAACAAACAGGCTTCAACGCAGGCCATGGTGCGTTCTCCAACCACAGCTCTAGCACCTGCTAATTGTTCCACGTACCTGGGCCAACGATTATCTTTTGCACCGGTTTTCTTACGCCACTGTATTTCGCCAGACCAATACGGCCGTATAGACGCGGTTAGTCTGGTTCTAAATTGATCTAAATTTTCGCCAGTGCGTTCTTGTAGTACCACTTCCACAGGCTGAATACCTACGACATAGCCATCGGTACGTGATTGCCACGGTTGTTGTGCTGGTGTTGGAAACAGGTGTGCTCGGCTGTGTGGCACAGGTCTCATTGTCATATTATGATGACCGTTATAGGTTACTCTGCGAGTTTCTCTACGTGGAGTATCTGGCCCCCAGTAACCGTATTCGATTTCTATATAGGGTCGGCCTTCGGCTATGTATTCTTTAAGCGGACTCCACCATGGAGCATAATGTGTAGCTATTAGAATATAGCCATCTGGAATATCTGCTACTCGATCAAACACTTTGAGTCCTCGTTGCCGCCAAGGTTCTAGTGTCCACTTGGCATGCTCGCCTGGCATGTCCAGAGCATACGCATACTTCATCGTTCTAGTATAAGTCTAAGCTCGGGCTTGCCTGATGCAAATTCTACCACTTTATCGTAAACCACACGGCAGTCAGAGAAACATTCAGCCACACGTTCACGCCACCAAGCCGGCGATTCAATAATCAAGTGTGCGTTACGGCCATCAGGCAGACTTTTTTTAGCCGGATAGCAAGCAATGATCAACCAAGCACTACGGGAAAACAAAGCATTCATCTGTCGTAGACTTTGATCTAAGAATTCTGGCTCAAAATGTTCTATTACATCGTTGCTGATCAAACAATCATACTGATCCAAAGGAATGCGTTCAAATTCAGGAACGCCAGGATCATACCCATCGATTACTTGAATCTCTGGAAAATCTTCTCGCAGTTGTTCTACTAATCGACCCTTGGCACAACCGTAATCTAAAATACTCTCTGGTTGATATTTTTTAACAAAATCTCGCACAGGATCGTACTTGACAAGTAGACCCTTGAACTTGTTTTCTTTTTGTAGCTGCTTTAAATTTTGTTGGTATTCGGGCGTGATTAATGTCATTGCTGGCCTAGCCAAGTAAGGCTTTTATCTATCCAGGGCACCAATAAATCTTGCTGTCTAAGATGTCCGTGTGCCTGTATGCTTTGGTCTGCACTTTCAGGTAACAACTCTAATTCACTCAGCTGATACCATGTGGTTGTTTTGGGGTCCATGGGTGCGTGTTTGCTTTTGTAAACTATGGCGGTGAGCCAGGAATCTGTTGTCTGTTTTAAAAAGAATCCTTCTCTACAATCCCAACCCGTGACCGACAGCATATGAATTAAACTAACAATGGTATGGTGATAGTAACAACCGCTGGGTTGATGGAATGATTCTTTTCGTTGTTGGAACAAGGTTGTTTGCGGTAGTGTGATGGCCAGCATACCGCCTGTGCTGGTCATGTTCCACCATTGAGCTAATGTTCCAAGAGGATCCGTACAGTATTGAAATGCATCATGGCACCATAACACATCAAAGGCTTTTGACGCAGTATTAGGAGCATGTATATTTTTTTCAAAGTCTGTTCTTTGATAGGTAATGTTAGGATATTTTCTTGCTATACCCGGTGTGTCAATTAGATCAACGCCAACACATTGTATGTTTAACGGTTCTGGAACATCATCACGTGTAGTTCTTGTAGCCCACCATTCTAAATCTTCACCAGAGCCACACCCAAGATCTACCAACGTTTGAATACTAGCCATAAAGTCGTCATACTCGTAAAGAGCGTCAAGCACTCGTAAACTGTGTTTGTGACTGTCGCCAGGATGTATAAATTTCATAATTGTATATCTTCCATACCAGCAGTACGTAATCTAACAACGTGGCCACTCATCCAGCTCTTGCTGTCTAAGCCTTTCATAATACCCAACCAACGATTACGTAACAAAGCCACCTCGTTGATAATAGTTTCAAAGTCAATGACTTCGTCCTCACCATCCACATACTTCTCGGCGTCGCGACTGGTTAACGCACGAGCATATCCTTCAAGATATTTTTGAAAATGCTTGCGTCGTATTTTTCGCAGTTGAATGTTAAGATGATTTAGAATTGCTTCAATTTCTTGGAGTTGATTAAATCTATGTTCTGTAATTCCAGGTAGTTCTTTGATGCTACGCTCGACTAACCCGCCAAGGCGAACGTCACGTTTAGCATCGTCTAGCTCATGCTCATAATATGCTATAAAGTCTGGAATATTACCTAGGTCAGCTACTACTTTACTATACCACATTTTCTAATTCCTTTACTAGCCACGGAAATGTTTCTTTCCAATTAAGATTACGTCTACGATCTAACTCTGTTAAAAACGTTTTTAACTTTGATAGTTCGACTGCGTTGCGTTGTCGTGAATTGAATTCCAGCTGTAGTCCTTGCATCATACTATACGCATGCTTGTGCTGCCACGTATCGTTGGGCATGACAGATAAAATACGTTCAAAGTCTTGATCAAAAAATCCAGAACCAAAGATTCCAGGATACAGTTGACTAATGTTAACACAGGCCATAAAATAATGTCCAATGGGTCTAGACTTTCTATGTTGATTTACATATTCAATTAACCCGGGTATGCTTTTTATTCCCAAACCAGTGATTGTTTGATTAATGTTTAAAGTTATCCATTTTTTACCAACCACATAGTCAAAATTCTGACACCATTGCTCCATGTTGATGCCATGACGTATATACTCCTGTTCATTGCCCCAACAATCAATACTACATGTAAGATCAAATCTTTTAATACGTTGATCAGTTATTAACTGTTGAATGCGGTCAACAACTTTTTCTAATTTAGCAGGCGTAACTTTTAAATTTGTTACAATATTAAATTCAAGCTCAGGATTACTGTGTGTTTCTAAAAACTCTAAACAAGTTTCAAATTGTTCTTGATACAATGGTTCGCCGCCTAACACATGAAAACGTTTGAGCTCGTGTGCATGTATTTCCATCCATTGCCAAAATGTCTCTGTCAATTTGTTAAACTGCGGATGTCGAATACCTGTATTTTTTATTTCAATACCGTTGCTAACAAAATTGCCAAATCGACGATTTTCTTGTTCAATTTTGCTGCTAAACCCGTCCCAACAATAGACACAACTCATGTTACATACATTATCAAAATATACTTCTAAAATTCTAGGGGTGACTTCTACCGCAGTAGGATCAGTGTCTAACTCCGGGGGCGTTAAGTTAGGAATTTGTAATTGAAATTGTCGATCGCTTTGACCGCCGGCACGCTCAATATCTGCACAGTATTCACACCCACCGGTAGGCCATTTCCCATCTAACATTAACTTCCGGTCATTAATCTTCTTTTCAGTGTTGTGAAACTGGTCAAATGTGTCAGGGTCAACAATGGTTTGCCCAACACGATGACAAGAATTGGTAGCACCATTATATAAGTGTATGGTGCTCCAAGTCCATTTGAGTTGACATGCTGTTTCCGTTTTAATTGGAAAAAATTTATCAGACATTAATAATCGTCGTCTTCCTCAAACTCGTCATCGTCGTCTTCATCGTACTCATCTTCGTGATCTTTGAGATAACTTGCTAAGGCTTTTTTAACCTCGCTATCGCTTTTAAATACTGATTTAATTTCGTCTGCATCGGCATCGTTATCAATCAACACTGATACTAATGTTTCTGCCGCTTCATCGCGATCTACTACATTCACGTAACGTTTAAGTTCATCCCAAATTTCTTTACTTAATTCTACTGACATTCTTATTCCTCCGCAGGTTGTTCTTCAGTACTTACCGTTTTTTGATTGTTAAAGTCAGCCATGAGTTTGTCTAAGCAACCGTTTTCGTTGGCTTCCCATTTTTTGCGGAACTGTTTGATGATCTCGCCATCACTGGTCACAAACGCTAGACTGTTGCCTTCTTTCTTGAGTAGGCCACGCTTCTCAGCCATGTCTACCATGCCTGAATAGGGATTCATACCTGTTTCATACGGA